TGGTATAACCTCTCCTGATATGTGGTCTCTTTTCTTTTTCATCATCTTCAAATCGTTTTCTATATCTGCAATACGATCATCACATAACTCTAATCTTTCAACTTGATCTGCAAGAGACTGAATACCCTCAGTCTTTCTCATAGCATCCTGTTGGTCTGCCTCAAAATCGGGCATTTTTATTTTTTGTTTAATGCTCATCTAATTCTCCTTTCTCGTATAGATTAATTTCAATAGGATAATATTTTCTTTCTTGTTTATCCCACTTGAGCAAATTATATTTACCGTTTGTAATATCAGAGACAATTGAACATGCAACACCTATGATTGCAGGATCTCCTGTTAGCAATAAATAATCTCTAGTTTTAAAATTTTTTAAACCTTGTCTTAACTTATATACAAGTGGACCAGGAGAAAAAATTATTTGAGAAAATTCTGGTAACAAAAATTTAAATTGTCCGTAGTTTGATGCTCCCATAATATTTATTTTAGGATTACCAGCACGAGTGCCAGCTATCTCTTGTATTACGTAAACTGTAGACGTAAAATTATTTTTTAAATTTTCGTATTTATTGCTTTCTGACATTGACAAAATATATAAATTATAATATTTAAAAGTCAATAGAAAGATGAATTACAAATTTAAAACACCACCATACAAGCATCAATTGACTGCTTTGGAAAAGTCATGGAATAAAGAAACTTATGCTTATTTTATGGAAATGGGTACTGGTAAAACAAAAGTTTTAATAGATAACTTAGCCATGCTTTACGACAAAGGTAAGATAAATGGTGCTTTAATTATAGCTCCCAAAGGTGTTGTTAAAACTTGGTATGAACAAGAACTACCCACACATTTACCAAATCATATAGAAAATGTGACTGTATTATGGCAACCAAATTTTACAAAAAAATATCAAGAAAATTTAGATAGTTTATTTGGACTAGGTGAAGACTTACATATTTTAATTATGAATGTCGAAGCTTTGTCTACTGATAAAGGTGTAAAGTTTGTGAGTAAATTTTTAAATGCACATAAAACTTTAATGGCTATAGATGAGTCTACAACTATTAAAAATCAAACAGCTAAAAGGACTAAAAATATTATTAGTCTTGGTAAATACGCTAAATATAGACGTATTATGACTGGTTCGCCGATTACTAAAAACCCTTTAGATTTGTTTAGTCAATGTGAGTTCCTTGATCCGTGGTTATTAAACTTTGATTCTTTTTACGCTTTTCGTAATAGATATGCCAAGATGAAGAATATGTATCTTAGAGATAGAACTATACAAGTAGTCGATGTATTTCAAAATCTAGGAGAGTTATCAGAGAAAGTAAAAGGTTTTTCATACAGAGTGTTAAAAGAAGATTGTTTAGACTTACCCCCTAAAAACTTTATTAAAAGATATGTAACACTAACAGCTGACCAAAAACGTATCTATGAGCAGATGAAAAAAGAAGCTATGGCTATTTTAAATGGTAAAGTAACGACTACTATGACTGTGCTTACACAGTTAATGAGATTACACCAAATTACTTGTGGTCACTTTACAGCTGATGATGGATCTACTCAAGCAGTTGAAAGTAATAGACTTAATGAACTTATGTCTATTTTAGAGGAGACAGATGGCAAAGCCATTATTTGGGCTAACTATCAACTAAGTGTTGGAGAGATTGTTCAAAGAATAATTAAAGAATATGGTAAAGACTCTTATGTGCATTACTATGGTTTAACATCTCAAGAAGATAGACAAGATAATATTCGTAAATTTCAAAACGATCCAAAGTGTAGATTTTTAATTGGCACACCACAAACTGGTGGCTATGGTATTACACTTACACAAGCTAACACTGTTATATATTATTCTAATGGTTATGACCTAGAGAAGAGACTACAATCAGAAGACAGAGCACACAGAATAGGACAGAAAAAAACAGTGACTTATGTTGATTTGGTTTGTGAGGACACTGTTGACGAGAAGATTGTGAAGGCTTTAAGAGATAAAATAAATATTGCATCTGAAGTTATGGGCGAAGAGTTAAAAGCTTGGATTTAAACTAAGTTTTTGGCACCACCAAGAACTGGTTTATATTTTGTTTTACCTTCTGATTTATATGCATGTAAGTAAGAAGCTCTTGGTGTTCCCTCTATCCAGCTGCAATGTATCCATCCGCTGTTAGGTTCACCTGGAGTATAGAATTCTAATATTAATTGATCATATGGTAGGTTCTTATGTATCCAATCTGCGAGCTCTGCATTGTCTACACCTGGACATTCAAAATCTGCCGCCTCTGCACGGGCATGTTGGCTGTTCTGACTCGATCCTATAGCCAAACACAGTTCTACGCTACGAAAACCGCTAGTAATCTTAACTCTGCCGAAGTGGTCACGCACTGGCTGAAGAATATTCTCACACAATGATTTTAGTTTTTCTATCTGCTCTGCGCTAGGATTATTGTTAATGCCTTTCCTAATAGCAGTGTCGCTTTTGGTAAGTTCTGATAGGGTAAAGTTACGTGTCAAGTTCATGCTATATCCGTTAATAAAACTAGTAGTACGGCTCCCATACCTCCGACTATCCAATATTCTAATCTTTTAATTCTATCTTGCATTTCTTTTATTTGTTCAAAGGTTTGCTTTTGCATTATTCTGCAAAGTTTTTCATGAGATTCTATTCTTTGTAATGCTGATTTTTTAGTCATTATGTTCTCATTGCTATTTGTTGTTCTAATGGAGATAACAAAGCTTGTTCAGTGCTGCTTAGATTTTGCATAATACCAGTCGCTGGTTTAGCTGCAAATAGATTTGGGTTTATATTTGGTGCATTTATAGGTTCCACTTTTGGCGACTGTGGTATCATAGATAAATCTATAGATGGTTCTTTTGTTTCTCTATTAAACAATCCCCGCATATTAATAACATCCTCTCTTTCCTCACTAACTGAAGATTTAGGAGGTATAGATGCCCCATCATCAGGTAACGTAATAAATATACTACCACCTAGTTTTGCAAGAATAACTGCCGCTTGTTTGCTACCTGTTTTTAAATTTCTTAATGCAAGAAGATCTTTCAAAGAATTAGGGTCTAACAGAGCTCTTGCTATTACTCTATTAGATGCAGCTGTAAAAATTCTTCTACCGGCTGTAAACAATCTACCAGCTAATGTAAACTGACCAAGTCTTGCTCTAATCAAATCTGTTAACGCACTACCTACTACCCCTTGTTGTGCAGCAGGTGCTTTTCTACTAGCTATCTGTAAGGCTTTATTTAAGGTTTCTAAGTCTTTAACATAATCTTTTCCAAATATTTCAGTCAAAGCTGATTTAAAACCTCTCTCTCCTCCACCACCGTTTAAATATTTATTAAATGCATCTGCATCTAAAACTCTGTCTAAACTTAACTTATCTGATCTTCTAAAAACTCTTTCATTTAAATCTGTTATAACGTCTCTTTGGAATCTCTTATATACCTCTGGATTTTTTTGTAAGATGTTTTTTAAAGCTTTTATTTCACCGATGTTACCAGGTTTATATATTTTGTTAAAAATTTCTTGTGGTGATGCGTCTAATAATCTGCCTTCAAAAGATCTATTTAATTCTTTTTGTGTATTTGTAAAAAGTTTATTTGTTTTTTCTATATTAGCTTTTAAACCACCTATTCTTTTTATCTGATCAAACTCTGCTCTGTTAAAAAATACTTTTAATATTTTTTCATAATCTCTCATAAAAGCATTGTGTTTGACTAGGTTTGGTTTACCTTTTTCTAAAACTTTAGATTTGTAAAAATCAAATATAGAATTTTTGTAAGCATTCATCGCATCAGGCGACTGACTTATAACGTCGTGAACTTGTTTAGCTACTTTATCTGCACCCACACCTTTTTTAAAAGTTGTTTCAAATATAGCTTCATCACCTATCTTTAAGACATTTCCTACTTCTCTATTTGTTATCTTAGCTATGATATCATTGTTTAGTAATTCTTTATTTCTAATAACCAAATCATTAAATCTTTGTAATTCATTAAGATACTCTGGTCCTGCATCTTTTTTAACTTGGTTAGTGAAAGCATTTTTTAAAGTTTTTAATACACCCACTGCAACATCATCTCCTGCTGCTAAACCTTTTTCTGAGTTTCTTATTTTTGCACCTAATGTTGATATTGTTCTTCTTGCATTCGCCAGAGGAATAGTTGCATTAGGATTTTCTAAAAGTTCAAAAAGTTCTTTTTTAAATAAACCCTCTACCTCAGCTAATTTAACAAAATCTTCTTTTTGTTCATTTGAAAGTTTATTTATAGCATCCGATATTTCTTTTGTGTTTATTGATTTTAAACCTGTTACTTGGTCTAATTTTGCTGCTGCTTCTGCAACGTCTTTCTTATAATTATCACTTAATTGACTTATAATATTTCTAAATTCAACACCTGTAGTTTTTAGATTACCATCGGGTAATTTAAACACAGACTTAGTTAATAAGTCCTCAGATGCTTTTTGTTTTTTTATTAAATTTTTAATTACTTCTGTATTTCTCTCATCTAAAATTTTTACTAAATCCTTACCAGTGTCATAAGTAGAACCTGTAGCAGTACCGAATTTGTCTTTTAATAATTTAAAATAACTATTTAAGGCTGTTGCTTTTTCTAGTGATGCTTCATTGAATTCTTTCGTGTAACCTAATCTTCTTACATCTTCAAAAGATTTTTGAATTGACAATAAATCTTTGTCATCAGCAGCCTCTGCTAATGTATACTTTAATTTAGATTTTACTCCCGCATCCTCTAATTTTAAATTTATTTGGTCTTCTATTTCTTTAGCCTCTTTAACTTTTGCAGATTCAGCAGTTTTAAGTCCTTCATCTACATTACCAAAAATCCTACCTTTTAATATGTTATTGGCTGCTTTAATTATTTTAGCAGCACCTACACCTAGAACCCCAGCTCCTGCAGAGATACCAAATGCTTTAAAGGCTTCTCCCAATAAATCCTCATCAGATAAATCCATATTTATATCATAAAGTTTTTGACCTAATTTTAATCTCATAAACTCACCAACACCTGCAGCTAGTGCACCAGCACCAATACCTAAAGGAATATTACCACCTGAATAAACTGTCCCAACAACGGTAGCAGCTAAGTCTGGAATTAAAACCATAGCATCACCACCTAAATCAGCAATATCGCCAAAGTCTAAACCAGGTTTATCAACTAACGCATATGTATTAGTTCTCGGATTAAAATATTCTAACTCCCCAGTATCAGGTCCTACTCTTACATCTATGTCTTGTTTAAATAATTTAGACAAAGTATTTTTAACAGCTAAAGCTTTTTGTTCTTGATTGTAACCAAGAGAGGCACCAAATCTTGCTTTACTGCCCGCTGGATCGTTTACAGATACTCCTGCTTGTTCAGCTATGTCAGCAGTGGTTGGTTTAAAAGAAACGAAATCTTCTCCTGTTTTTCCTAACATCTCGTCTTCAGGAATAACAATTGTTTGATCTGCCTCTTCAAATTTTTCCTTTGCTATGTTAGGAAAGAACTTTTGATAGAACTCGGTCTCATCTACACCTTTAGGTTTAAACTCTTGATTATAAACTTGCTCTGCTAAATCCACACTAGGAATATTTGCAGCGTCTGGATTTTTTTCTTTATAATCTTTTATATTAGGAATGGTATCTAGTGTTTTTTTATTAAGTAATTTTTGAATAGTTTCAATCTCTTGAGCAGAGGGTTTATCCCCCTCTATCTGTATTACACCTAAACCTTGTACATTAATTTTAGCCATTATTAATTAACTTCAACCTTTTTACCATTTATTATTTGAAAGAGTTTTCCGTTTTCAAATATGTAATTATCCATACCTGATTCATCTGTTTCTGTAGTGCTATCAGTTTTTTTAACCCCAATAAAATCTTCAGGTTTTAATTTTAATCCTTTAATTTCTGCATTTGCTCTTATACCCTCTTCTTTCAATATTTGATCTAATGAATCTTTAAATACTTTTCTAGAAGCACCAAAATTAATTCTATTTAACTGTCTTATAATATCACCCTCAGATAATCTTGGGTTATCTGGTTCTGCAATTTTAGCTAAAGCATAACCTAAATTTATTACTGAACCTTTCATAGTAGCAAAGTTTGAGGCTAATTTGGTAGCACCTTTTGACTCTAAATATGCATCAATTTTTGATTCATCAAAATCCTCAGTTAAACCGTTTGCTATACCATAACTTGAACCCAATTGTCTAAATTGATCTGCAGCGCCTTCAAGAAATTGAAAGAAATTTCCAGTAAAACCAGTTGTAGTGCCCGGTAATCTTTCTTGCATGTCTTTTGTAAGAGCTGTTAATATATTATATTGTGTTCCTATGGCTCTTGCCGTTTCTTTATTATCTTCAATTTTTTCAACTTCGCTTAAAGGGAGTTGTGTTAATGTTCCCGTTTTTGAATCATAAGTAAAAGACATTCTATTATCTATAGGAGCAAAAACTCCTTTTGCAGATAAAATTTGTTCAGGAGTTACAAAACCAGTTTTTCCTGGTTCTATACCAAATAGTGTTTGATTAGATGTGTTTCTAACTTGTTTTAAAGATACTTTTTGTGGTTTGGCTAAAGCTAATGCAAGATCTCTACCAAATTTTTTTTCAGCGAACTCTTCTTTTAATTTTTTGTCTATATCCATTTGAGTTGCTGCAAGTTTTAATTTTCTTCTAAAGGCATCATCAGCTTCTTTTCTTTCAAACATAGTTTTAGCTGGTTCTTTTGCTGACGCTGCTGCTGTTGATATTAAACCACTTAATCCTTTACCAGTCGGTGATCTTGATGCAAAGTCTAATCCAAAGTCTATTAAAAATCTAGATAGGTCTGGTCTTGTGTTTCTATTTTCAAAAGCTTTTAGTAGTTCTGCACCAGGACTAAATGCACTAGTATCCATAGTTACATTTGGAGTATCTTGTTTAATCTCTCTAGTTCCTAGTTGTGGAAAAAAGTCTGTTGGATATTGTGATAAAGGATTTACAGATCCAGCATCTTGATAATTCTGTCTTGGTTTGTCTAAGCCTGATGTAATACCAGTTCCTGCAGAACCTCCCATTTTAAACATAGGTCTTTTTAATACTCTGCTCATATCTACCTAACTAAATAATGGTCTTGGGTTAAATGCACTATATATACCAGCAAGTGTTGAACCAACACCTAATGCTGTTTGTAATGGAGTAGGGTTAGGAATATTTGTTGTAGTTGTTCCTTGTCCTCTCATACCACCCATAATACCGGTTGTTATATCTGCAAATCTATTTAACTCTTCTTGTGGTTGGAATGCAGCCATTCTTGTAGCTTCTCTTTGTGCATCAAGTTCAGCTTGTCTTTGTGCTTGATTAATAGAACCAAGTTGACCTAGACGTGTTACATCTGCACCTTGTAATCCTTGTAAAGCTCCACCTAATTGTGCTTGTTGACCTGCAAGTCCCGATCTAAATGCACCTAAATTTTGTGTTGCTCCAGCGATTCCCTGTTGTGCTGCACCTAAACCAAATCTATTTGCAATGTCTTGCTGTCTGGCAGCTTGTGCCTGACCGAACCCTTGTTGCAATAGACCCGCTTGTAATAATGCACGTTCACGTGCCGCCCCCGTACCAAACTCGGCGAGTTGTACGCCCGCTCGACCGCTGCCGAGCACACCCAATTTCGCTTGTTGATCTCGTATCTGCTGTTCTTGTATTTGTTTGTTACGATCAAATTCTGCTAGGGATGCGTCAATCACTTGTGATTGATAAGGAGACATAAATTGAGCCACGTCTTGTTGAAATGCTGTTGCTCCTAATGGAGTTGCGGCTAATGTTTGTCCTGCTGTGCCTAATTGTCCAAGAGCCAAGGTTCCTAATCCAGAAGCAAGAGCTGCTTGATCTTCTGCTCGTTGAACAAAGGGTGCAAAAGATCCAACACCTTGAAGAGCTTTAAGTTCTGCTAAATTTTGTAAGGTATCTTTTGGTGCAACTTGTGGTGCAATACCAGCCAAATTTTGTTGTCTTGTTGTAAATGCTCTTGCAGCATCTTGTCTTGCTTGAAAGCCAGCATCTGTTTCACCAGCTTGTCTTGTAATACCACCAATACCAGTTGTAACAACTGGAACATTTTGTAATCCTAATGCTTGTTCAGATAACTTTTTACCTATATCTTCTACAAACGGTGCGGGTCTTTGAATTACGGTTTCTGTTGCCATTATATGACTTCTCCTAGTCTTTGTGATGTTTGAAACATTTTTCTAGCGCCATCTAAGCCTTGCGATTCTTCTGATACTTCACCTCCGGCTTCAAGGTTTTTCATCATGTTATACATAACTTCTGCGCCTTTGTCCACATCTCCCTCACCTGCATTTCTGACTGCATCAGCCGTAAATACGAACTCATTCTTGGATAATCTAGCTGGCACATCATCTGCTTTCTCCATACGTCCTATAGGCACAAAACCACCCTCTGCTCTATAGTCTTTTTCCATACCACCCATATCTAGTAATGGCATAACCTTTTTAGCCACTGGTTCTTTTCTAGGTGTACCACCTTCTGCTAAATTGTAATTATAAAAATCAAACTCACTACCCGCTTGTCTTTTTGTTGTTGATGGTGTTAATTCTTGTGAAGCAAAATAGTCATTTAAAATATCTTCTTTTTCATCATCTGTTTTTCCTTCTAATAATGGAAGTATCGCACTTAAACCCATAGTCTTTGCAAAACTAAGTTTTCCATCAGTAAATAATAATGGATTTTTTGAACTAAACAATGTTTTAGCACTAAAACCACCTAAACCTTTACCTCCTAAAAATTTAGGAAGTCCCCCACCACCTCCAAAATAAGCTAACCCACCTATTAATGCAGCCTTACCTATTGGTGACTTTGCAATTTTTTTAACAGCTCTTGTTGCTTTCTTTAAACCTTTTGCTATACCACCTAACAAAAATGCTTCCCTATCCATGTCCTCTAAACTAGCCATACCACCTTCTGCTAATTTTGCAGGTTTAAGTTTATCACCTAAAAATTCTCCACCTCTATATGCTAATCCCATTAATCCTCCTGAATCAATAAAAGGAACAGCCCCATCAAAATCATAAGTACCACCAGTGTACGTAATATCTCCAGTGTCTGCTTTTTTAAAACCAGTGCCACCCATTGTCATGGCGGTTGAAAAAGCAATTGGATCTTTCAAATCACTTAAATTAAATTTAGTTCCATAATCATCATAACTTAATACCCCTGTGTCATCTTCTTTTTGATTAGCTAAATAATTTAAATAGTCTTTTTGTGCTTTTGTATTAATTACCTGAATTGGTTTTTTTGGATCAAAAGGATTTCCAAATAAGCTACCAATAAAATTTAAAGGAACTGTTGCTAAAGCTTTAGTTTTGTCAAAAACACTTGGATCTGGTTTAGTTTGTGACGGAGGCTTTTTATATTGTTCTACTCTTCTTCGATCTCTAGGGTCTCCATCTTTATCTCTAGTTCTATCTTTACCACCGGATCCCATGCCAGATGCACCAGCGCCTAAATCTTTTCCACCACCTTGAAATCCTATCCTACCACCATCTGCTGCAAACTGTGTGCCTGCGATTCTTGGTGTTAATAAAGATAATGGGTTCACATACTCTGGTTCTTTAACCACTGGTGCAGCCGATCTAATACCTACAAAACAATATGCTGGTGGGTTAGGTCCTAAACACGGATCCTCTGGTCCGTCTCTGTCATCTATAACTGGTTTTGGATATAATTCTTCAAAACGTTCTTGAGTCATTCCTTTTTCTAAAAGTTCATCTCTGTTAGCAATGTTTTTAGCAAAACTCTCTAAAGCTTTAGATTGTGATTTAGTTAGCGATCCTCCAGTCGTTGTTAAAGTAGAAGCTATCTCTTTAAGACTGTCTTCATCAAATGAATCAACTTCTGGTCCAAATAGACTATATGCTGTTTCTGAAGCTATACCTAAAGTTGTAGGTAGATTAATACCCATAAAAGAGTTTGGAACAAACCCACTTCTAAATAAATCTTTTCTAATACTATTATCAATAAATTTTTTAATATTTCTATTACGTATGTTAGTTAGACCTTTACTAATTCTTTCTCTTACTGTTGGTCTATTAATAAAATCTTCTACAGCTCTAACTCTAGCTTCTCTTACTACATTTCTTTGATTTATATTTTGTTCTGGTGTGCCTCTGTCATCTGGAGGACTAAATTGACCTTCACTTCCTCCCCCAAAAGATGCTCCTACATTACCTTTAGAATCAGCAACTCCACCCATATCAGCGCCACCGCCCTGAAATCCGGTACGTCCACCTTGTGCTAATAGTTGTTTTACGATTTGAGTTCTAGTTATGGCCATTTATCTATTTTATTTTGTTTCTCCAAATAAATCAAGGCTAGGCATGATCACTCTAACATCTTTTCTTATATCAGACTCTGGTATACCTTTTGCTTTCCAATCAGCATCATCTTTATATTTTTCGCCTGTCTTCATATTTGTTATTGTTGTTATAATCTCTTTTGGTTCTATTATTGGGATATCTTTCATTATGTTGTTACCTCTCGTGGCTGTATTTCTAATATTGAAGCTATGACGTGCAGCTCGTTCGCGTCAGCAGCTTGTACTTTTAATACCTCACTCTCTTCCATTACAAGGGGTTGAGATAAAAGTTCTGTTGTTGCTTTAGATGCTATTGCTTTATCTTTGAATAGATTAAATATGGTGCCACTAGAATTTACTAATGTTATAGTTATTGTGCTTCCTGATCCAGCGTCCTCTGATACTAACAAAGATTTTACAACAGCAGTCTTAAAACTAGGCACTGTGTATAATGTAGTTAGATCCGTTGTCGTTAAATCTGCTTTTTTATTTATAAAACTATTAGCCATTATTGTAAAAAGAAGTTAAATGCTTCTACCTCATCTTTTAATTCCTCTTGAAACGTAGTATTTAATTTTTCAACAATTGCATCAAGATCTCTAACTTGTGCCTCTGCTGTAAATAAATCATATTCTTCACTTGGTCTTGTTAATACTTGTACTATTTTTGCCATTACCTACGCCCATCTGGTTGTATGTCTAATCTAAAAGTTCCTAGTTTCCAACTCTGAGCCGAAGATGTGTTTTCTACTTTTAAAGCAATAGCTCTTGCTCTTGCACGTGTATCTACTTTTTGTGTAGATGATGAAACAGTGAATGGTCCAAGAGATGAACTAGCTTGACTGTCATTAGGAAAATTTCTTAATTGTAATGTAACTTGTGTATTACCCGTTTGAGATATAAAGTCTGGTATAAATCTTCTTATTTTCATTATGAACTCTCCATCTCCTCTAAGATCTGCAGCCCCTGTTGTTTGACCTAGTGCACTTCTTCTCTGACTTATATCAAAATCTCCAGATGCAATGTTTGCAGTGATAGCTGTCACACTTCCACCTTTAACTTGATCTGTTCCTGTTTCATGTTCATAGTATGTTGTTCTACCTTCCGTATTACCCACAACATCAAAAGATGTATCAGTAGCTGCATCATATTCTAATGCATGTGGTTTACCAAATATAGCTGAGTCTTCCCACATAGTTCTAGCTAAAGTGCCTACAGTCCATACAGGTCTTTGTGGTGATGAATCAAAATAATTATATGCAACCATTCTATTTACAACTGATGATCCTGTTGTTGGATAGAACCATATAACTTCACCAAACAAATTATTTAATCCTGCAGATACCATCTGATTACCAGATTCTAAGTTTATATTATCATAAACATGATCCTCTACTAAACAAGGCAGTGATTCTAATTTACCTGCATATCTGAAGAAACCATTCTCTGACATCCAATATGCAGCACCATCAACTTCAACACACGCATTTTGTCCTGCAAGTCCACAGTTAGTTCCAACTTGTGCAAATGCAAACGTAAATGGTTGACCAACAAAACGTTGTGTAAATAGTGCTGTGTCAGTCCAAACATAAATTGCATCACGACCTCTGATTGCTCCTCTGATCTGTGATCCGTCAGCCAGTCTTTGTGTACCAGCTGTATTAGTTGCTGTGGGTGTATATG